TTACCAATGGCAATGGTTCTTTGCGCAGCACCAGTTCCAATATTCATATTTTGCGCCACCGCGTCATTACCAATACTGATTGTTCCGGCACTGGAATTGATTTCAATATTACTTGTAGCATCTAATTCCATTGTGGTAGCAGCAGCTAACGATGTTGCTCCTGAACCGTTCAATGCGAATGTAGCTACTCCATCAGTAATTGTCATTGCCGTTGCGGATGTTAATGTCATGGCGGCTGTAGCATCGATGGTTACGCCAGCACCGTTAATATCTACATCGCCTGTTGTTGTAATATCTACTTCAGCTGCATTTCCAACAATATTGATACCGCCGTTGCCATCAAGCGTTAACGCTCCAGAAGATGTCGTCAAGTTGGAAGCACCAGCTGCATCTACACTTAATGAACCAGTTGTATCCATAGTGATACCTCCCGTGCCTGCATCAATATCCAAGGCGGTTGCACCAGTAGCATTACCAATGGCAATGGTTCTTTGCGCAGCACCAGTTCCAATATTCATATTTTGCGCCACCGCGTCATTACCAATACTGATTGTTCCGGCACTGGAATTGATTTGAATTTCTCCTGTACTATCTAAATCAATCGTTGTTGCTCCTGATAATGTTGTTGCTCCTGATCCATCTAATGCTAATATAGCTTGTCCATCAGTCATTGTCAAAGCATTTACAGATGTTACATTCACAGCAAGAGCATTGACATCCACCGCAGTATTATCAACAGAACCAAGGGCAAGTGTTCCAGAACCGTGAGGATCTATTGTAATGTTAGCATTATTTGCCGATGTTGTGATATCCATTTCCTTAGCAGAAGTAATATCCATACCACCAGCAGAAGCGGTAATAGTTAATGCATCACTTGCGGTTGAAGCACTATCCATAACTAACCCACTCGTTCCAGCATCTAATTCAATAGCAAGTGAATTCATATCTATTTTTGTTAAGATATCACTACCCAATTTAATGTTTCTTACACCCAGGGTTCCAATATCAATGTCTTGATCATCATTGTTATTACCAATTCTAATCTTTCCTCCTGTAGAGTTAATTTGTAAAGAACCTGAAGCAGCAAGATCAAAATTGGTAACACCTGTGAAACTGGTAGGTCCTGTTCCAGTCATAACCATCGATGCTGTTCCATCGGTAATGGTCATAGCACTTCCAGATGTTAATGTCATTGCAGATGTAGCATCAATCAGAACATTTGCAGCATTCATATCAATAGCATTAGTTGTTGTCAAGTCTATTTCTTGAGCATTTCCTTGTATATTAATACCTCCTGCAGCGTCAAGGGTCAACGCACCGGAAGTTGTCTTGAAATTAGAAGCCGCTGCTGCATCTAAACTAATTCCACCTGTAGTATCCACAGTTACTCCTTCTGTTCCTGCGTCCATATCAATACCACCCGATACATTATTTGCGTGTAATTTAATTGCAGAAGCATCTCCTTCGCTGGAAGTAATATTTACAGATGACCCTGTTGCTGTTACATTAATATCTTCTCCAGCTGCTGCTCCAGTAGCTGTAATATCAATACCACCAGCACTGGCTGCTAATATCAATGCACTTGCTCCATCTTTAGATGTGGCAATATTAATTTCACCAGTTGTATCTACATCCACACCGGCTGTTCCTGCGTCAATATCAACGCCACCAGCTGTGGCACTTGCATTGATTTTAATAGCAGCAGAGTCCTCTTCGGTTGATTCCAAATTAATAGAAGAACCGGTAGCTGTAATATTAATATCTTCACCAGCTGCTGCTCCAGTGGCTGTAATGTCCACGCCACCAGCACTGGCCGTCAATATCAACGCACTTGCTCCATCCTTTGAAGACGCAATATTGATTTCGCCAGTTGTGTCCATATCAATACCAGCTGTTCCTGCATCCATATCAATACCGCCAGCAATATCAGTTGTATTTAATTTAATAGCAGATGCATCAGCCTCACTGGAACTAATATTTACGGAAGAACCAGTTGCTGTAATATTGATGTCTTCACCGGCGACTGCTCCTGTGGCAGTAATATCTACACCACCGGCACTGGCTGTTAATACCAACGCACTGGCTCCATCCTTAGAAGAGGCGATATTGATTTCACCAGTTGTGTCCATATCAATACCCGCAGTTCCTGCATCTATATCGATACCACCAGCGGTGGCACTTGCGCTTAATTTGATGGCAGACGAATCATCTTCAGTTGACTCCATATTAATAGAGGATCCTGTTGCTGTGATATTAATATCTTCACCGGCACCTGCACCAGTAGCTGTAATATCAACACCGCCGGCACTGGCTGTCAGCACTAATGCACTGGCTCCATCCTTAGAAGAGGCAATATTGACTTCTCCGGTAGAATCAATGTCGACACCTCCTGTTCCAGCGTCTACATCAAGTGTGGTTGCTCCTGTTGCATTACCAATAGTAATGGTTCTTTCAGAAGCCCCTGTTCCAATATTCATATTTTGCGCAACAGCATCGTCGCCGATGTTAATTACGCCGGCGGAAGAATTTATTGAAAGAACACCTACACTGTCGATATCTAACCCATTTGTTCCATCGTGCTTAATGATAGCATCATTGTCTACGCCCATTCTAATTTCGGCTCCATCACTATTCATACCAATATTGGCACCAAATGAGGCATCGTAATCTACAAATAATCTACCATTCAATGACATGTCTTCCGAAATAATTAATTGATAATTTGTTGTTGTCAGATTGACAATGCTTGTGTTGCGCTCTTGTTCAACTTCCAAGGAACCTCTGATCTTTACATTTCCATTAAAAGAAGCGTCCCCCATAACAACTGTTTTTTCGCTGCTTCTGCCCAAAAAGATAGCATTACTTTGAGTAATTTCGGTTCCGTAACCCAGAGCAGTTGCATTTGTGTATGTTGCACTATCTGCTACATTGGTTGCGCTACCTAAAAATGTATTATTTCCACCACTTGTATTGTTATCGCCAGCTCTATTACCAATACCAACATTGTTATTTCCGGATGTATTTTCATATAAAGATTGGTAACCAATCGCCGTATTTTGTTGTCCTGTGGTAACTTTCAATGATTGATAACCAATACCAGTATTGCTCCCCGTATTATCTTCTTTAATCGCTTCAAAACCAACTGCTGTATTTTGACTTCCTGTAGACAATTCTAATGCTTTATAACCAATTGCAACAACATTTGATGCAGCGTCACCAGTGGATGCAGCATCTACGCCAACTACCGTATTTTGTCCGCCAGATGTGTTTGCCAATAATGATTTGTTACCAATAGCCACATTATTTGAACCACTATCATTCGCCTTTAATGTTTCGTAACCAATTGCGGTATTTTGTCCGCCGGTTGAATTAGCCACCAATGAAGTAACGCCAAATGCAGTATTTGTATCGATGAAATTACCACCTTTACCAAGAGTTAATGGACCAATAAATACATGTTTATCGTCTGCTACTTGTAAATTGGCATTAAATGACACATCATCTGTTACAAATAGTCTATTATTCAGTTTCACATCACCGGACATTTGAATAAATTTGCCATCTGTATCTGCTGAAAAATGAATACCGCCAGCAGAAGAGGTCATTGCAATTGCAGAATCAGAAGTTCCTTCATCATTTATAACACTGATTGTTTGTGCTGTTCCTGCATCTGCGTGTAATTTAATCGCATCTATTACATTTTCATTTGCTGTAATGATTGCTCTACCACCTTCTGCCCATAAATCCTTAGTGTCGTTCCACTTTAATCCAATACCACCAGCACTTGATGTAATATTTACGGCACCTGCTCCGTCCGTTCCGTCTGTTGTTCCTGCAGTATTAAGAATATCGATGGTTTGATTTGCTCCAGTAGTTGCGTGTAATTTAATAGCAGACCCAATATTTCCATCGGCGGCGACTAATATACCACCAGCAGATGCTTCCAAATTAATAGCATCCGCCCCTGTGCCTAATGTATTTGTGATTGTTACATTATCAGATACTCCTGTGTTTGCGGTTAACGAAATATCCCCGGCGGTTTCCATTGCAAATGTTGAATTCTTACCAATAATAGAAACACCGCCTACTGTTGATTGCAATGCAATGGCAGCGTCGTCAGTTCCTTGTGTATTTGTTACAATAATTGTTTCGGTTGTCCCTTGGTTCGTGGTTAATGAAATTGCGCTGGCTTCATTTGTTTTTGATTCCAAACTTAATTGACCGCCGGAAATATGAACATCCTTTCCTGGTGCAGCGTCAATATCTACACCACCGGCAATCGATGTAATAGCAATAGAGGCTTCATCTGTTCCATTTGTATTTACAATGCGAATATCTTCGTTTCCAGCAGTCGCGGAAGCAGCTACCTTTACATAAGCATCTAATGCGGCGTTTCCAATGGTTAACTCCTTCTCGTCAGCTACCTTCATTGTAATACCACCAGCTACAGAGGTTAGTGCAATAGCAGCATTATCAGAACCTTGGGTATTTGTTACTACAATTGTTTCGGCTATTCCTTGGTTGGTCGTCATTGAAATTGCATTTGTTTCATTTGTTTTGGATTCTAATGTTAATTGACCACCGGAAATATGCACATCTTTTCCTGCGGCAGCATCAATATCCACACCGCCTGCCGTTGATTGTACCTGAATCGCACTTTCACTCGTTCCTTGTGCATTTGTTACTACAATTGTTTCGTTTGTCCCTTGGTTGGTTGTCAACGAAATAGCACTTGCCTCATCCGTTTTAGATGCTACCGTTATTTGTCCGCCAGAAATATGCACATCTTTTCCTGCAGCAGCATCAATATCTACACCACCGGCTGTGGCTGTTATTGCAATAGCTGCTTCATCTGTTCCATTTGTATTTACAATGCGAATATCTTCGTTTCCAGCTGTTGCCGAAGCAGCTACCTTTACATAAGCATCTAATGCAGTATTTCCAAGAGTCAACTCCTTCTCGTCAGCTACCTTCATTGTGATACCACCAGCAGTTGATGTTAGCGCAATCGCGGAATTATTTGTGCCTTGTATATTTGTAACACTAATTGTTTCTGCTGTTCCTACATTGGTTGTCATTGAAATTGCGTTGACTTCATCTGTTTTAGAGGTCATTGTTAATTGTCCACCTGAAATATGCACATCTTTTCCTGGTGCAGCGTCAATATCTACACCACCGGCAATCGATGTAATAGCAATCGCTGCTTCATCTGTTCCATTTGTATTTACAATACGAATATCTTCGTTTCCAGGGACTGCAGATGCGGCTACCTTCACATAAGCATCCAAATTGGCATTTCCAAGTGTTAAATTCTTTTCGTCAGCAACCTTCATTGTAATACCGCCAGCGATTGTTGTTAAAGCAATGGATGCGTCATCTGTTCCTTGTGTATTTGTTACTACAATGGTTTCTGAAGAACCTACATTGGTTGTCATTGTAATGGCACTTGCTTGATCTCGTTTAGAACTCATCGTTAAAGAACCGCCAGATACATTAATATCTTTCGAAGAAGCGGCATCTACATCAATACCGCCGGCAAGAGCATTTATCTTAATCGCATCAATATCGGTTCCTTGTGTATTTGTAATAGAAATATTATCACTGGTCCCAGTATTTGCAATCAAAGAAATATCACCTACTGTTGTCATATCAAAAGTCGAACTCTTTGCTGTTATATTTATACCACCTACTGTTGATTTCATTTGGATAGCATCGTCTGCATTTCCTTTGGTGTTGGTAATTGTAATTTGATCAGAAGTTGCTGTATCTGTTGTAAGAATGGCACTTCCAGCAGTTGTCATATTCAATGACGAATTCTTGGCAGTCATTGCAATACCACCATTGGTTGCAGTTAATTCAATAGCGCCGTTGTCTGTTCCGTTTGTATTTACAATACGAATATCTTCATTTCCGTTTGTTGCAGATGCAGCTACTTTTACATAGGCGTCTAATGCGGCATTTCCAAGTGTTAACTCTTTTTCGTCAGCTACCTTCATTGTAACACCACCGGCCACAGAAGTTAATGCAATAGCAGCATTATCTGTTCCCTTTGTATTTGTGACAATAATAGTTTCCGATGAACCTACATCGGTTGTCATTGAAATTGCATTCGCTTCGTTTGTCTTTGATACCATTGTTAATTGACCACCAGAAACATGAACATCTTTTCCTGCGGCGGCGTCAATATCTATACCACCAGAAGTCGCTGTAATTGCAATTGCGGCTTCGTCTGTTCCGTTTGTATTTACAATACGAATATCTTCATTTCCAGCCGTTCCAGATGCTGCTACTTTTACATAGGCATCTAAATCGGTATTTCCAAGTGTTAAATTCTTTTCATCAGCAACCTTCATTGTAATACCGCCAGCAGTTGATGTTAAAGCAATAGCATTATCAGTTAATCCGGTTGAATCCATTGTAATACCACCCGATCCCGCATCTATGTCTATTCCAGTTGTCGTGTTAGAGTTACCAATAGATATAATTCTGGCAGCAGCTCCTGTGCCAATATTCATATTTTGGGCCACTGCATCGTCGCCAACATTAATAACACCGGCGGATGAATTAATTGACAAATTTCCTACTGTATCAAAAGTCAATCCAGTAGTTCCATCGTGTTGAATAACAGTATCATTATTTTCACCAATTGTCAATTTAGCACTATCAGCATTCATTGCAATATTTCCACCAAAAGAAGCATCATAATCTACATATAATCTCCCGTTTAATGAAATATCTTCGGAAACAATCAATTGATAATTTGTGGTGGTTGTATTGATTATACTCTCATTTTGGTATTGTTGAACTGTCAAATTACCTTCGATGGTAACATCTTTATCAAATACCGCGTCTTTTCCTACATATAAACGGTTGTTCATAGAAACATCGCCTGTCATTACAATAAATTTACCTGTGCTTGGACTGGATGTAATATGAATACCGCCAGCAGATGCTTCCAACTCGATTGCCTTATCATCTGTTCCGTTTGTATTTATAATACGGATGTCTTCGTTTCCAGCAGTAGCAGACGCAGCTACTTTTACATATGCGTCCAATGCGGCATTGCCAATGGTCAAGTCTTTTTCGTCGGCTATTCTCATAGTCATACCACCGGCAGTTGAAACGAAGTTAATCGCATCATTACCAGTAGCATTAGAATCTAATCTAAATCCACCAGTGCCCGCTGATACATCCATTAAAATTGCGTTGGTATCCATTTTTGTAGACGCATCGTTACCAATTGTAATTATTCTTGCAGAAGCACCAGACCCAACATTGATATCTTGAGCAACAGCATCGTCGCCAATATTAATTACACCGGCGGACGAATTGATTGATAGTGTGCCAATCGTATCCCATTCCAAACCATTCGTTCCGTCGTGTTTAATAATTGTGTGATTATCTCCGATTCTGAGTTGAGCATTGTTACGATCCAATTGCAAATCAGAATTGAAAGAGACATCTGAGCTTACACGAAGGCGATTATTCAACGAAATATCGTTAATGACAGTTACATTGGTAGACGCCGTTCCTAATACGAGTTGATTGTCTTCAGTAATTTGTGCGTTGTATCCCAATGCGGTCGAGTTTTCAATGCCAGTTGCGCTTGATGTTGATGTTGAATTGCCCAAAAATAAATTATTATTACCAGTTGTATTTGTCTTACCCGACTCAAAACCAAGACCAATATTGTTATTTCCAGAGGTATTATTTAATAATGATGTTTCACCTATGGCGATATTTCTAATACCGAACTGACTTGTCGGAAGAGAACTATAACCAATAGCAACATTTCCCGATCCTGTTGTATTTGCATTTAACGCACTTGAACCAATTGCTACATTTGTAGTTCCGTTTGTTGTATTTACAAGAGCCAAATAACCCATGCCCGTATTGTCTTGACCTGTTGTATTTGCACCTAATGCACTTGTTCCAAATGCTGTATTTTTAGAACCACCGGTATTGGCGGTTAATGCGTTCGCACCTACAACTGTATTGTTTACACCGGAAGTATTTACTTGAAGAGCAGATAACCCGAGAAATGTATTTGTATTTACACCATTATTTCCAATAATTACACCATTATTTATGAATGCTCTTCCTGCCAATACTGTATCATCTACTACAAATAAGCGTTTAGATACTGAAAAATCAGCGGTAGGAACGAAAGAACCAACAGTTAATGTGCCCTTTACTTCCATATCATTAGTTGCAGTTACAAAACCGTTGAATGAAACATCTCCTTCGGCAACATATCTTCCATTGGTAGTTGTGGTTCCTGTTAATATTGATTCGCCGTTCACTAATAACTTATCATTTACATATAAATCGCTATTTAATGACACATCTTCTGTTACAAACAATCGTTTTCCTACAGGGAAATCGCCATCTTGAACGAAATTTACAGCAGTCAATGTTCCCAATACACTTAAGTTATCTGATACGGTTACATTGCTATTCATAGACACATCTCCGGCAATTCCAAGACGACTATCCATAGATACAGCTCCTTTTAATACGGTTTCGTCTTCTACAAATAATTTGCTATTAAATGAAGCGTCTCCTTGCACATATACTCGTCCATTTAATGACATATCTTCTGACACAATTACTTGGTATTGATTAATAGTAGTGTTTACTACGGTTTGACTTTCTTGCACAGTCAATGCGCCTGTAATGGCAACATCGCCTGACACGGTTAACCCCGCTAATATCCCCACGCTTGTGATATTTGTTTGTGCCGGTGTGATAATTGTTCCTGTTACATTACCTTGCACGCCCTCACTCGCTACAATAGGACCACCAAATGTAGTATTCACACCGGTTTCGCCCACTGCTGTTAATCCTGTCATTGTTGAAATTGTTGGTTGGGCAGACTGCAACACTGTTCCTGAAATATCACCACTAATTGCACCTTTGATATTTCCTACTACCCCTTCGCTCGCTACAATAGGACCACTAAATGTAGTATTTACGCCTGCCTCTCCTACATTTGTTAACCCTATCATTGCAGCAATATTGGGCTGTGAAGTTGTAATAATTGTGCCAGTTGTATCACCTGTAACATCACCAACGAATCCACCGACGGAAGTTATGTTTCCAACAACAATCAAATCCTCTCCGATATTGACATCTTTAGTTATTGATAAGTTTTGATTCATAGACACATCGTCTTTTACAAATAATCTACCATTTATAGATAAATCCTCTGCTATAATTAATTGGTAGTTTGTTGTAGTTGTATTAATAATGTTGCTGTTCGAATATTGCTCTACAAATAGGTTTCCATCTACACGCAAATCTTTACCAATATATACATTGTTGTTTATAGAAGCATCGCCTGCTACAATTAAACCAGAACCGGTCGTCACTGTTCCAGATAATACAGAGGCCCCTGTCACTTCCACGGTTCCTGTGGTTACTACATTACCTGTTGCTGCGGCAACTGTGAATTTATCTGTATTCACTGCTACATCTCCGGTTACTCCTAATGTTCCTGCAGCTACTACATTACCTGTTGCTGCTGCAACTGTGAATTTATTTGTATTCACTGCTACATCACCGGTTACCCCCAATGTTGAATTTAATGCCGATGCACCAGTAACGGTTAATTCTCCGCCAACTGTTACATTATTTGTTACTGCTAAGCCAATACCAGATGCTTTGCTTAATGTAAGCGTATCTGCCATATTTGTAACTCCATTCACGGTTAAACTTTTAGTTACGGATGCGTCTCCAGATGTTGAAAAATCTCCTCCAATACTTGCGCCTGCAGCAATAACAAGACCATTTACACCTACTCCATTCGCCTTGCTTACGGTTAGTGTATCGGAAATGTTTGTTGCACTATTTACAGTTAATACACCAGATACAGTTGATGAACCAGTAATTCCAAGCGCACCATCAATATTTGTTGCACCACTGAATGTAGTTGTACCACCTACACTTAGAGAACCGGCTATTGTGGTATTACCAGTATTATCGGCAACTGAGAATTTATCTGTATCGCAACTAAAACCACCAGCAACAGACAAAGCTCCCGCCATTGTAGTTCCACCAGCAACAGACAAAGCTCCTCCAACTGTTACATTATTTGATAATGTAGCCGCGTTATTTACAGTCAATGTGTTTCCAATCGATGCTGCTCCTACAACAGACAAGCCAGTTCCAGATACCTTACTTATTGTTAATGTATCATTCATATCTACTGCTGCATTTATATCTACGGTACCATTCAGTGTTGTCGCGCCTGATACTTTCAGCTCTTTTGTAACTTCCAAATCATCAGATAATGTAGTTTCTCCAGTAACTGCTAATGTTCCGCCAATAGTTGTATTTCCAGTATTATCTGCAATACTAAATTTATCACTATCAATAGTGACTCCTCCGTTTACTGCAAGAGCCCCGGTTAATGTGGTTGCGCCGGATATTGCTAACGAGCCACCTGTTATTACTCCAGATGCAGTTAGGTTACCCCCCACCGTTGCGTGCGATACTACTTCCAAACCATTACCGCTTGCCTTACTTAATGTTAATGTATCTTTTATATCAGCCGTGCTATTTGCAGTTAATTGTTCGGTTAATGTCGTAGCTCCTGTTACGCCAAGGGTGCCTCCCACTGTAGAATTGCCTGTATTTGTTAATCCACCAATATTGAGTATCCCAGTTGTCAATGTTCCACCAATATTTGTATTTCCGCAAATATCAACTAGACCCGATACCCTTAAATTGTTTTGTAATGTTGCTTCTCCTTGTGTTGTCAATTTTGCATTGATAATAGTATCACCTGTTCCGTCTGTAATAATAAATTTATCTTGATCACTTGTAAATCCGCCAGTAATTGCGAGAGCACCGGTAATATTTGTATCAGTTAAAGTTGCAGTATCAGTTACATTCATCTTTGTTAAATTGGCTACTCCAGACGAATCAAAAGTTCCATTAATACTAATACTTTTTTGTGTTGTATCATTAATATTTAATGTTCCCAATATAGTTACATCTGTTAATGTTGTTACGCCAGACACATCTACAGCGCCACTTGATTTCAAAGTAGTTAAATTTGTTAATCCACTTATCTGCAAGTCATTGGAATTTGTGCTGTTTAGGGTAGTTGTGCCTGCTACTTGAAAATCATTGTTAAAACTTACATCATCTTGCACTGTAAATTTGCTATTGAAACTCACATCTTCCTTTACAAATAATTTACTATTTAAAGATGCATCTCCTGTTACAAACAATACCTTATTGATGCTTACATCTTGTAAACTGGTTTCGTCTACTACTGTTAGTTTATTATTTATGGTTGAATGTCCATTTACCGTTAATTCTTTATCTACATTTATTTTTCCCGTGATCGATACATCACCACCGGCGCTTAAATCTGTTACTTGTGTATGTCCAGCAATATGTACATTTGCGTTAAAACTTGCATCGTTTGCCAAAAATAGTCGATTATTCAGAGATATATCTCCTTCAACAAATAATCTTTTGTTCATAGACACATCATTCACAAAGTCCACGTCTGTTACTACTCCTCCTATGATTACTTCGCCAGGAATACTACGTGCAGGAAAGGATACTACTCCGCTAAATGATGCATCTGTAAACTCTGCAAGACCAGCAAAGGACGCATCTTTTGCCACAAACATTCGCTCGGGAAATACAACATCTTGGAAAAATTCTCCATAACTTGAAATAGCGTTTCTTGGAATAGAATTATCTTGATAATTGCCGTTAATAAACCCGGTTGCTGTTAAGTTTGTTGCTTGTATACTTGCTGATGTAATAATATCTCTATAAAAGTATACATTTTTTTGCACAAATAATCTATTTCGTGCATCAAGATCTCCCAAAAGATCTGTTTTACCAACCACTTTCAACCTATTGTTCATTGAAATATCCTCACTGAAATTTGATGCTTGTCCAGGCCCGGTTGGACCCGTAATTCCTGGACCCGCGGCTCCTGTAATGCCTGGTCCGGTTGGACCGTCAATGCCCCGAATACCGGTGGGACCAATTGCCCCTGTGGGACCTGTTGGACCAATTGTCGAAGTGCTACTCAGAAACGACATAATGTGTATATATAATTTGTATACACTTTATTTTCATTTTGAACTATTAATGTGTTTCCTTAGATATTCAGCTAAATTTCGATTTTAAGGGGTACTGAATGCGTTCACTCTCCAAGAACCAACACCATTAGCTACGAAATATATATACATTAAATACTGAAAACTTGTTGGGTGGAATGCAACATAAATTTGCCCTTCCGTTCCAGCATTGCTTTGCACATCAGTGAAACTCCAGGTCGTAGGGACTGTAGATACCATCGATGATATAGGGCCGGTTGCACCAGTTGAACCAGTAACGCCAGGTCCGGTTGAACCGGTTGTTCCTATAATACCCGTAGGACCGGTTGCGCCTGCTACTCCAGCGGGACCGGTTATACCAGGACCAGTGGAGCCAGTGTCGCCTTTGGTACCGGTATCGCCGCCTCCAGGACCCTGAGGACCAATAGTACCAGTAGGACCAGTGGGACCATTTTCAGGGCCAGTGGGACCAGCGATACCGACAGCACCAGCAGCACCAGTAGGACCAGTGACACCAGCTACGCCTGCAGCACCAGTGACACCAGGACCAGTGGGACCAGTTACCCCGTCGTCTCCTTTATCGCCTTTATCGCCTGTGATTCCTTGAGAACCATCAGAACCAGTAGGACCCAATATTCCAGCAGGACCAGTTGCTCCAGCAGGACCAGTTGTTCCAGCTAGACCGGCAATTCCTGTAGGACCTGCTACACCAGCTACGCCGGCAGGACCTGTGCTTCCAGTTGAACCGATAGCATCACCACTAACTAAATTAGCAAGTTTTGCTTCTGTTAAAGTTGTGTTATTAATTCTTAAAGTTCCTCCGAGTGCAGCGTTACCACTGACTACAACGTCTCCAGTACAATTAAATGTTCCAGTTACACCAAGATTCTTAATAGGAGTTTTACTCATAATATATATATATAGTATGAATAAAAAATCGTTATGAAATACTTATAATAATGTAGAATTCGGATTAAAATTTGTGGTTGTTGCTAAATCAATATCAAATAAATACAGAAATAATCCAAAAACTTTGTTTGTTAAGGTGTCAGTTTTTGCATCTGTTGTAATTGTTATATTTGTTGATGTTATATCTACTTCAAATAAATATAGGTACAAGTTATTTGCCAGGCTTTCAAAATAAGCTGGGTCCTGCTTATAATTTGGATCGCCTACACGAATATTTATGTCAAAGAAATAAATGTATAACATATAGATACCTCTTTCTACATCCACTAAATCTAAAGAAGGTGTTACATAAGATAGATCGGTCAGCAAATTTATATTAAATACATATTTGAATAAGTATCTCATTTGTTCTTGCAATTCAAACACCTCTGGGTTATCGAATATAATACTAATTGTGTAGATGTATTCTCCTGTGAATTGTCCTCTAATGTTAGTAATGTTTTTTAACGAAATTTCACCTTTTGTTTTATCGTATTCAGATACGATTGCCTTAAAATAACTTCCACTTAAATCAAAATTAGACACGTATACAGGATTGCCCGGCATAAATAATAATCCACCGCACACATTTACGGTTGTTCCTCCTCCTTCTATAGGAGAAATATAATATTTTCTTGCTGTTGTTGTATAATAATAATTACATGATGTATCTGCCGCGACCTGAGCGTGACTGTGTTCTACACCGTGTCCATGTGTTCCGTATGGATTGTGAGAGTGAACTGCCTCGTGTAAATGAGAACCTTGCATAGAAGGCATTGTATGGTATCCTGCTTGAGCAGGATGTCCAGTTTGTATTAATGGATAATTAGGATGCGCGTGCGTCAACTGTCCTGGGACACCATAATAATTCACATTACTTGCGGGGTCGTGGCAACCTGTGGTACACCCGGGTATTGTATTATAGTTGACGGTATATAAATTTCTTAATTTTTGCATTGCTGTATAATCACTTGATGACATTCTCCTATAATAAATAACAATAAAAGAAATTTATAAAACATTACTATTTAAACGAATTTATCTAAATATAACTAAGTAATTAAACATATAAATATTTTGACATAGTATAGTAAATGGAAAATATAGATCTGGATTTAAATAATTATAGTAAAAAAGATCTTGAACGCTTTTTTAAACTAAAAAATAATTATAATAAATATCAGGTAGAAGAAAACGAATACAATATAAGGACTACGCTACTGCAAAGTGGACTTGTTGATAAAAAGATGAAAGGCGGGCTCATTGCGTTTCTTGAAAAAGGAAAGCAATACTTACTAAGTTCTCTAAAGCAAAATGAAGAACATCGCTCTCTTCTTACTACCAATTACAACCCTGAAGAAGTGAAAAACATAGAAGCCCAAGATCTCGATATGATAAACCGAGAACCTACACAATTCATATATACTCAAAATAGTGATGTTTTTCCCGGTAAATTGAATCCACTCGATAATCGGGTTATTACTAAATGTTTAAACATAGATACTCGGTTTAGAAGTAGTTTAGTCAATACCCAAAGTTCCGATTTTACATTTCAGTTATCTTCGAAATTAAGTAAAGTTGTCTCGATGGAGCTGTCAAATATAGAAATGCCTCTTACTTTTTATGGTATATCTGCCGCTAATGGAAATAACTATTTGTATATTTGTGTAAATTATATCAATACAGAAGGAGAACCGTTGGTTGCAGAAAAAATATTTATTGTTCCAGACGGTAACTATACACCCCTTCAATTAATTGACAAATTAAACGAACTTTTTTCGCCAAGAAAAGACAACAATGATCTGGTTCTTCCTAATGAAATTTTTTCGTATGTGCGGTTTAATGTAGATCTGAAAGTTGATGGTTCTGGAAGTGGAAAAGTTACTATTGGAATTCACGAAAAATGTCTTTTTAGCATCAACAATATTACTCTTGATTTTACAAGAAATATTACCGGTGACATTGATATGATTACCCATATTACACAACGTATCGGTTACAATTTAGGATTTATAAAACCAACATACAATGGTTGTTTCTTTTATGAATCTGAGTCCATTATCAACACAAATATACAACGGTATGTCTATTTGTCCATTGACGACTTTAATAAAAATACAAACAGCCAGTTTATCAGTATTTTCAACGAATCTGTGTTAAACAACGACATATTGGCGCGCATTTCTATTGAAGGATCTCATTTCAACGAAATACAGAAAAACAAAATGACTTTCTTACCGGTGCCAAGAATCTATTTCGGACCTGTAGATATACAGCGAATCCGGGTGAGGTTATTTGACGAATATGGAAAAATTTTAAATACAAATTATACTAATTTTTCGTTTTGTTTAACTTTAAAAATGCTATATGATTTATAAAAATGTTTAGCTATTTTATAATGGGAAAAAAAGAAACCGTTGAAAGCCCGGCTGCTGCTCCTCCTACTGATAACTCTCTTAAGTGGAAATATACGCTAATTACTACGGTTATTTTCCTGTTGGTTGCTAATCCCTATACTTATCAACTTGTTCAAGCGCTTCTTGGAAAATTCGTTAAGATTGCTTCCCCCTCCGGATGCCCCACTATTGCTGGACTTTTTGTACACGCAACTGTCTTTACTCTTCTTCTAAGATATGTTATGGATATTAATCTATAACTATTGTATAATGCCCTATAAAACAAGAAAAGTTCGCAATAAAAATTGCTATAAAGTGTATAAAGCGGCTGATACGAAAAGAGTGTTTTCAAAATGCACTACCAAATCAAAAGCGAAGAAACAAATTCGCCTACTGAGAGCCTTACAAAACAATAAGAACTTTAGACCTAACGACAGACGGAAAAGTGGCGGAAACAGGAAATACACCCGGAAAAACAAGTAATAATTGATATCATAATTGATATCAATTATATTAATTTATTGCGATGGACCCTATCAACGACATATATCAACTATAGGTAACATATTATATCTGCATATATAAATGAAGGTTCTCGATCAAGAACAATTGTTATTAAAAACCGGATTAAACCCTATAACATTAGAAAAAATGGATATAACCTCGTGGCTCGATCAAGATAAAGAAAATATCGCGTTTTATGTGTGCTTTCACCCGACAACTACATATGCATATATCTTACTCAAAAAAAGTTATTTATTAGTTCCAGAAATGAACAATATTTTGTTAAATTGTGTTCTCAATAACAAACACTTAGATGTTGAACAGAGCTACAAAAACAAAGATTTATATCGCAATATCGGTTATTTCTTTAAAGCCAACGTTATTGTGAACAATAAACAATTTACAAAAATACTAAATAGTTTACACCGCATTTTTACAGTCACCATTACAAACGACTCTTTTAAAGTAATTAGTTTAGAATTTTTACAATTATCAACCATTGGGTTACGACTGAACAATAAAATGGACAAGGAAGAGAAAAAGAAAGAAAAAAAAAATATTCCATATAAGACCGATGTCTATTTTGATAAATACTTAGCTGATTCATTATATGCATACAGTTTTCAATGGGATCAACCAATTAATTCTTATTTGAGATTCGGAGAAAGTTATTTCGATACTACAAAATTTAACATATATAGACACAGATATGGGTCTACACAAGAAGAAGCAATACAAGCCATTAAAGACAAAATAAATTTTATTGACAAAACTTTTTTAGAAGATGCCCCTCGCGTCTCTTCTGCAAAACAGATTGAATTATATCGCGGCATGAAAGAACAATACACATTTAAACGTATTACAGACGGTAAACGAGTTCCCATACAAAAAGTAAATGATCGTTTTATAGGAAACAATTATATGTCTCTTACAAGAGATCAAAATATTGCACGTAGTTTTTCGGGCGTTCATCTAAATAATTGCTGTTTATATAAAATTATTCCGGATGTTGGTATCCCCTATATAGATATGGTAAATACTACCAAATTCAAAAAAGAAAAAGAAATTCTTTTACCCAGAAAATTAGTTTATACGGTAATAGATATTATTCCACTTAAAAAAGAATCTATATTTGCTGGATACCCAGGGGAAACATACAATATGTATGTTCTCAAAGCTTCTCCAATTAGAAAAGATCAATTTAAAATAAAAAATGGATGTGTATCGTATAGATTGGCCAATATAGAACCGTATACATCTCCTTCCAACTCTTCTAATAAATTAATGCTAACTGAAAAACAAGGCGAAAAAGTTCCCGTTCTTGATACGAAAGTGAATAAATATAATAGATGTCCAAAAGGAACCCGACGAAACAAAAAAAATGGATTATGTGAAGCTGTTACTGTAAAAACTGATAAATTGAATAATACAACCCGAAAAAACTCCAGATGCCCTAATGGAACTCGGCGAAATAAAAAAACGGGCAACTGTGATCCGAAATAGTTCTCGATAATGACTGCATAGTGTATGATTGATATTCACATATACACTATATATGCTTTGTAATAATTATATATAATAGGTTGGTGTACATATTTATTTGAAATAAAAAAAAACAAAAAAACGTGATAAAACTCCATGTTGTTTTTTGAAAATGGACATTTATAAATGTCCTTTTTCAAAAAAAAATATTTTTTTTTTTATAGAATTTTTGTGTTTTTTCGGTTTACACCATAATGCAGTCATTCTGTTTTTTTTGAATTTGGTTTGTTACTGACACTTTTTTTCCACAATTTCTATGTTGGGATTTTTGGGGCATTTTGTGTAAGTATGAATACTTACACAATACTTACGCTAACAAAAATAAAAAGCCCTCGGAAAAAGCAAAAAGTTTTTATTATGCTGAATGATAATGAAAAATAGGTTATTTTTTTGGTATTGACTCGATATAAAAAAATACTTACAATTGGGGCAAAAAAAGCCCTGTGATAATTTGTTATGAGTAAGCATTTATATATAAATAAAAATATTACAATGGCTGCATAAGGAGTAATTTAAAATTGCAAGGTTATTAGTTAGATTATCTATCATTTTTATTATACTAATATATAATTCTTTACGATTATACAGGTATGCATATAGACATCGACACTAAAATTATATTTTCAGTGTCAATGACTAAAAAACAAAAACAAAAAAACGTGATAAAACTCCATGTCATTTTTCGAAAATGGACATTTATAAATGTCCTTTTTCAAAAAAAAAAGATTTTTTTTTTATAGAATTTTTGTGTTTTTTCGGTTTACAGCACAATGCAGTAAAAATGAAAATATCAGATATTAATTGTTACTGACAAATTTTTTATGCCTTTTTACAAAAACGATTTAGAGGCTTTTTTTGTAAGTATATAATACTTACATAATGCTTACAGACCCCCCATTAAAAAAGCCCCAAAAAGCCCCCGTATTTTTTTTATGCAATGAGTGTGACTATCAGTGCGGTAAACGGCGCGATTACGATCGACATATTCTCACTCGAAAACATCGAATACTTACATATACTGACGCAGGGGCAAAAAAAAGCCCCGTTCCGTATATATGTGAGTGTGGAAAAGAATACAAGCATAGACAGAGCTTATATACTCATAAATCCAAATGTATAAATGTAAAAGAAGTGTTAGGCGAAAAAAATGACATAGCAGAACATAGGTTGGCAGAGGACCGAGAACCTATACTTGACCAGCCGTTATCAGCAAGAGAGAAGTTATTGTTTGATATAATTGAAAAACAAACACAAGTGCAAGAGGAACAAAATAAAATTAATAATAAGTTATTATCTGCTGTAGAAGAAGGCAAACTGGGCAATACAACAAATAATAACAATCAATTTAATTTGAATGTATTTTTGAACGATAAGTGTAAAAATGCGTTAAATATCACCGATTTTTTGGAGTCATTGCAGTTACAATTGCAAGATGTAGAAGAAACGGGCCGACTGGGACACGTTAATGGAATAAGTCGTATATTTATTAACGCATTAAATAAGATGGACGAAACAGAGCGTCCAATACATTGTTCTGATAGTAAGAGAGAGATATTGTATATTAAAGATCAAAATCAATGGAGAAAAGATGATAATAAAAAGAAATTAAAGTCAGCAATAGACACAGTATCAAACAAAAATGCGGAACAATTGGTGGATTGGCAAAAAACCCATCCTGGGTGTTTAGATATGAATTCAAGCGAAAATGCAAAGTTTACTGAAATTGCACTAAATTCGTTGGGACCAGAAGATACACAGGAGTATGATAAAAATAAGGATAAGATAGTAAAAAACATTATGAAAGAGGTAGTGATTGCGAAATAATAAAATAAATTGAATTAAACATATTGGAGTATACTATATATTTACTAATACTTAAATATATATATGGAATTGAATGAAGAGCAACAGGGGGTAATAGACGACATTTCAAAGGGGAATAATGTCTATGTAGACGCAGTTGCCGGGACAGGTAAAACAACTACTATTATATCACTGGCAGAGGAGTTGCCAAAACAAGAAATGTTGCAAATAACTTATAATAAGTCGTTAAAACAAGAAGTAAGAACAAAGATCAAAGAGCGAGACCTAAAAAATCTTGCAATTCATACATATCATAGTCTATGTTTTACTTATTATTCGAGTAGTGGCTATACGGACATTGAGATGTATAAGACATTAATATACGATTTAAAACCTGTTCAAAAATTACCGAAAATAGACATATTAATAGTAGACGAAGCACAGGATATGACGTTATTGTATTTTAAATTTCTCAAAAAGTTTTTGAGCGATATGAATAGAAAGGTGACTTTACTTGTGTTGGGCGATGTAATGCAGGGGTTATATCAATTCAAAGGTTCGGATAGTCGTTTTTTGTCATTAGCGGCTGAGATTTGGGATACACAGTATCTGAAAAACAGCACTTTTGTTCGAAGAACAATGAAAATGTCATATAGAATAACCAATGAAATAGCGAGTTTTGTAAACAAGGTGATGATAGGAAATGAACGAATGTTGGCGTGTAGATCAGAAGAACGAGTCATATATATTAGGAATTCGAAGACAATGTTATTAAAAATCGTATATGGGTGTATATCCAAATTGTTTGAGCAGGGGGTAAAGCCAGAGGAAATATTTATTTTAGGTCCATCTGTAAAGGGAGGGAATAGTTTAATTAGAAGATTGGAAAATATATTAGTGCAAAAGAATGTGCCTTGTCATGTTCCTCTATTGGAGTTAGACGGAGGCGACGATCGTGTATCAACTGGCAAGATAGTATTTTCAACATTTCATTGTGTAAAAGGTAGAGAACGAGAATATGTGTTTGTATTAAATTTCGATAATTCTTATTTTACCTATTATGGACGGGATATGCCGAGGGATGTATGTCCAAATACGATGTATGTAGCCGGAACAAGAGCGAAAAAGGGGTTATATGTATTGGAAGGGGATTCAAATCGATATGATTGTCCGTTGCCTTTTTTGCAAATGAATCATTTACAAATGAAACAACAAGATTATATTGATTTTCGTGGCACGCCCCAAAGCTTGTTTTCTACAAAACCCGAAGAAGAATATAAAACAGAGTTTGTGACACCAACTGATTTGATAAAGTTTATTCCTGTAGAAACGATAGAAGAGTTGTCTATGTTGATAGATAAAATGTTTATTTGCGAAAGTGAAAAAGGAGATGAATTGGACATTCCTTCTGTTATAGAAACAACGACGGGGTATTTTGAAGAAATCAGTGATATGAATGGGTTAGCAATACCGGCAATGTATTACGATTATTTGAAGAAGGTATTTAATAATTATGATGAAATAAAGTTGGAAAACTGTTCTTTGTATGATATGATAGATGAGACAAAATATACCGGAAAACAGTTAGATATGTTTGTGATGGATTACATACAAACATTGCCGGAAGAAATGAAAAGTTCAGAAGATTATTTAAAGTTGGCAAGTATAAATGTAGCGGTGCAAGAGAGTTTATACTTTAGATTAAAGCAAATAGATACAAATGATTATAATTGGTTGACTGATTCGGTAGTAAACGGGTGTATGCAACGATTGAAAGATACAATTAATTATGACTGTCAAAATGAAGAACCGAGGTCTGAAGCATCCATTTATGAGTATAATAACGATGATCTTTATGACAAAATAGATAGAGAAACGACACAGTATATTCCAAATAAAAAGTTTCGCTTTGCCGCCCGTGTAGATTTAATAACAGAAAAAACCATATGGGAGTTAAAAACAACAAGTGATTTGACAATTGATCACAAATTACAATTGGTTATCTATGCTTGGTTATGGGAAATGCGGCCATTGAATGAAGATAAAGTATTTCGTTTGTATAATGTAAAAAACAATCATTTATTGAGATTAAATGCGAGTGTGGAAGAGCTGAATTTAGTAGTGAAGACGATTCTGAAATGTAGATATATCAAGGCGGCATTAAAGACAGACGAGGAGTTTATTGATGATTGTAAAAAAATGTAAAGGTATAATATATGTTTTGTAAACACAAAGATATATTTGGAGAAGTGAAAAAAGGAGCTCATTCTTATAGATTGTTTAATATAGCAATCGTGGATGTATTGGCCACTCTATTGGTAGCCTGGTTAATAAGTTGGTCGCTTCACTATAATTTTGTATTCGTATTGGTATGTTTATTTGTAATAGGTATAATAATGCATAGGCTATTTTGCGTAAGAACCACCATCGATAAGTGGTTATTTGGAGAACCTTAGTCGAGATCTCGATTGCCTTTAATGAAGACTAATTCTTGATTCTTCCATAGTTTATTTTGGTATTGTTTATACATAATATCTTCGTATTTGAGTGCGTGTGAATTGGTAATAGGTCGACGAAAATCGATATTATTATATAATTTATGTAGACAACTAATATTCCATCCTTTGTCAATAATAGCTCTTGACATGGGAACTTCTTTTGAGTAAATAGCATCCACATAAGTGGTAGGATATTTTGTAGTAGAGAATATTTCTTTATCGATAAGATATTGTAGTGTTTCTTTGTTCATAGAAAAGGCATAACTTTGTATATGCGGGAAGTTATCTCTGGCTTTACCTGTGTTAATAGTGACTCCAAACAGTCGAACCTCATTGTTTAAAGGGCGAATAAATTTATATACATACTCTTTTTTGTCGTCGGACTGTAAATAGGGTCCTTTGATAGATGAATTTAAAAAGAGGAAATAGTCATATTTTTGGTATCGTTTGTTGGAAAAAAGTCCATCTGACCATCCGCCAAAGTCATATCCTGTGTTTGGTCGTTTAATGTAAGATACATTCGGATAGTCAGGTAATGAAAAATCGTTTTGAATATTATTTGAAATAATGAGGAAATCGATATTTTCGTCATAAAAGATATTGTGCTGTAAGAAATAGTCTACCCGTTCGTTTTGTTCGTGAAAGACATATAAAACCAGTATTTTTTTAGATTCAAATGTTTCTAAAATAGTAGGACAAAAGACATAGTAAACGAGGGAAATAATAATAAGTAATATTAAAAAATATAGTAACATATAATACTATTATATTTTTAGCAGCGCGTGGAAGCAAGTTAATATACAATCAATGCAATAGTAAATAGACTTTGCATCATGGCAATAAGTTTACAAACATTGGTAGTGGGATAGATATCGCCGTAACCGAGGAGAGTTCCTGTAGAAATAGAAAAATAAATACGATTAAAGAATTTTTGGTAAATGGATACATCTATTTTGTTAGACACAAATTCCGTTTCTTTAATTTCTTGTTTTACCTCTTCTGTGGTTCGTTCGAGCTGTTTATCTATATGATTGTAATTGAACCCGGTAAAAGGTTCTGACCGTTCATTTTGGTCTACTTTTTTTTCAACTTCTTTTTTAATCACTTCTTCTTTAATTTTTTCTTTGATATAATTAACACCGCTAAAGTGTTCGTCGTCTAAAATGAGGTATAGAATCGAGAAGATGGCCATAGAAAAAAATAAAGAGAGAATTTTGGGGTGTCTTACTACCTTTTGTATATAACGAATCATTTATATAAAAGCGTGAGAAGTTATTTGTGTAACTATGGTATATCCAATTATTAGAAGAAAATGTATAATTTTTTGGCGAGGTTCGATGATCGTTTTTCAAAAATTGACATTTATTTTTGTCTATTTTAAAAATTTTATTTTGAAAACTTCAAAATAAAATATCATTCATTCATTATATGACAATTTTATGTTGTAATAGTTGAATTTTGACCAGCAATTATCCAGCCATTTAGTATATATTTATCATCTGATCTAGGTATAATACCTCTATGTAAATACGGAAACGCCGCAGGAAATAGAATAATCTTACCAATAGATGGCCTTATTTTCGCTCCTTGTAAAAATTCGGTTTCTCCTCCATTTGATACATCATTTAAATAAATAATAAAACTAGTAGTGATTGGTAATTTGTCAAGTTTTTCTCTCAACGTTGCATCAAAGTAATGGTCACTATGCCATTGATTAAAATGACCTCTATTTTTTTCATATTTGTTGAGCCTTATATCAGGTATAATCATTACTTCATTAGGACACCAAGCATTCGGAATAATATTAATATATTCTTTAAAAGATTTTACAACTAATTCTTTTATATCAATATAAATTTGATTCCATGACTGATCATTCTCATTAATTAAAATCATATTACATGACATTAATGAATCATCTCGTTTCATATAATCAACTGTATTATCAAACTTATCAATAATTTCACTACACGTTTTGCTAGAAACAGTGAATGATACTGTATGAATAAATTTTGTAAAAAATGATTCAAGATTATGATTCAAGATTATGATTCAAGATTATTATATTGTTTAGATCCCATTATGGTGCTAGGGTATTCGGATCTTAATTCTTGGTTGCATAAATTAAATTTAGTTGCTATTGCGCTTATTGAATTGCGTTGAGTTATTTGACTTAAGTAATCATCAATGGGGATAATATTATCATTTGGTTTAAGTTCGGAAATTTTTTTCGCACCATTCTTTGAAATAATATACGAAGAAGTATTATATATATGGTCAACTTTTAACATCATATCATCTAAACATATATCATTATCTATATTTTTGAAGTTATTAATCTTGATTAAATCATATGATTCATACAAATGAATGTTTTGCATAATGTAATTCATGTAGAAATTAAAGCAACTGTGAAATACAGCGTCATCTTCTAAAACTAAAGCATATTCAATATTATTATCAATAATGTATTTCCAGATGTTTGAATGAGATAAAAAACATCCTATTTCGCCAATATTTATATCATTATTGTGTTGCAGTTTAAATTTATAATTACAAAGGTCTGTTTTACCATCAACTGCATTAACGAATTTGAAATTATTTAATCCACTATCTTTAATTTTTTTTATTATATGTTCCCTTCTATCAATACTCCTTTTCATATTAATAATAAAAGTCGGGATAGATAAAGGAGATATATTATACAAAGGTTTGAAAATAGTACTATTTTTATATAAAATATCTTGGTTATTACTTTTACAAAATGAAAGTATATAATTTAAAGTATTTTTGATCTCACTTGGTCCATTTCCATGAAGAATGACAGGATAGGATCGAGTAGCTGTATTATAAATAATACGACTCTTAATAGTTATATCTTGTATAGAGTTATTAAGTGTTTGAAATAATATACATCTATAATCTATCTGACATTTAATATGTAGTTTATTTTTCAGGTAAATATTAGTAAAAAATAATTGATCATCATCATCATCACTGATATTTTGTTCACATATTAATTTCTTAATATTCATAGCATTACCAATAAATGAACCTGAATTTAAATATAAATATTGCGAATTACTTCGTTTGGGGTAATATTTTTGAAGCGTTGAATCTGGCCAGCAACTTTTTTCACTAGAAAATAAAACGGTATTGGCATAATTATATTTGTTTAACGCATAATAATACCTATCTAATATAATTTGTTGCTCAGTTAAAAGAATAACATCATAAGAATCAGTAAACAAAATTATAGTATCTTTAAGTTCATCAATACTCCAGGTATTTAATTCTTTTTTTAATAAATTAATTTTAATTCCACCTCCAGGGCCATTTTTCATATCACCTCCTGTCCACTTTGTATCTATACCTAGAATCTTATGTGGTATATTATTTTTATTTACTGTATACATAAAATTCTGAAAACCATTATGTGTTTTGTCAGTAGCTACAGAAAGTAGTTTAAATTTGAAAGGTTTTTTTGTATGAAAATTGATACCAAGTTTAAATAATAGTAAATAATAGTTATCTCTATTGAAGTTTTTTATATTGAATAAACTTTGAAAAGACATCCTCTCCTTCAACTGATTATAAGACAAAAAATTACGAATTAGTTTATAATCATCACTGTATTGCTTGCATAGTTTAAGTTTAATTTCAGATGGTGCCATGTATTTATTAACATACAATTCATGTTCTTTTGTGATATCGCATATTTTGGGACTATTATAATCACTTTTAAAATTTTCGAAATCACATTGTTCTATTCTTGAATCAAATCCAGTATCTATGTCCCATATGCGGGCTTTATTTAATCTGTTTTTCCATAGAACAGATTCTGGTAGAGGCATAGTTTCTAATATTTTTGTCATTTTTGTATTATTTTTATTATAAACAGCTTGACGCATGTTTTCAGGCATTATAGTAAATATTTTTTGAGGTAAGCCTAAAAAAAATTTATGTGGCTTATCACGAAAATTAATTAATTTGCGTTTCCATATATTTACAATAACAATTCGTCTATCCTTAGTCGTAATATTATCATCAAACGGTATACAACCATGCAGAAAAGTACCACCATTAAATACAACTTGTGTATTCTTTTGTGGGAATATAGCGCCAATAGCAGGTTGTGATGGAAGATTATGTGAATCTAAATCAATATTATTGTGATTATCGTTGTTTTGTAATTTATGTGAAAAAGTATCTGACCCAGCATTAACTATAACAACTGGTTCAACTACATCATCAAAATATGAGCAAATAGTTAATATAGGGTATACATCATTATTACTTGCATAGTTAATTAATTCCGAATGCATCTTCGTCGTAATATTTTCAAATAACCTTTCATCTTTATCAAGATGTAAATTATATTTTCTGTGACTTTTTACGAAATGTTTGGACCAATATTCAAATTCTATATCTGAATCATTTACATCAATGTTGTTTGCTTTACAGTGAAAGATAGAGGTAGCTTTTACAAATTTTACTAATTCACTATCATTGTCATTAGGGATTTTTGATGTAGTAAAACATAAATCTTTATTAAAATGTATATTGTTGATATTTATATTTTTAGTATTGAATGAATATGTTCTGAAAGAAAACATTTTATTTACGAATAAATAATTATTATATATATTTATTCGTGCTTATTTTTTAAATTATTTATTTAATATCTACATCTAAAAAACCAACTACAACATATCTTGTTCCGCTTGTTAAACTAGATACTGCATGTTTATGACATTTTGTATGAATCATAATTTCACCACAGCTAGGGTTGATAAAACCACCATCTTTATATTGTAAAGTCGCACCTTCGAAATTGTCATTCAATAAAATACTAAAAGTGAAGTTAGTGTCTATACCACCATCATAATGTGCGTCTAAGTTTACTTGTTGGCCTAACTCATATTTTGCAATGAAAAAATCTTGTACATTAAACGAACTTATCGTAATAGAATATAATTTCTCTATCAGATTTTTAACTTTGTTAAATCCAACAAGTGAAAAGAACGAAAAAACCGGGCCGATATTAGCTATTTCAATGTCTGTAGTAGGGTAAAATTTATGTCTATCGGTAAGCCATCCATTATTCTTACAGGCATACAATTCAGCTTCTTTAATAATCCAATCACATATATAGTTTTCGAAAAATGAAGAAACATTGAATCTATAATAACATCGAGAAAAATTAAAAAAATCATTTGGATAAGTGCTTGATACTTTAATATCTACTTCATTAGGCCCATTATAATTATCATTATCAGTATCGTTATCATTATCAGTATCGTTATCATTATCAGTATCGTTATTTTCGATAATACATTGGTCATTAATCTTATCAAGTTGAAGTATAAAACTATTATCTGGAATATTAATTACTTGGAAATGGTATAATTTTTTATTCGCGGTTAATGATTTTTGCAATACTTGTCCTAGATATTTTTGTTCGTCAAAATCTTCGGCAGATATAGTTTTATTTTTATTTATATAAATAGTAAGTAATGATAAACCAGCATTAATACTGTAATCACAAAGAGTTTTATTTATGCACCATTCCTTTTGATCAAAAACTATAACTTTGCCACAATGTGGTACAACCGAAATATTTTTATTAGTAGTTAAATTTGTAAATTTAATAGGTTCTTGACTGTTATGTCCAAGTATAACTAATAATACATAATCACTTTGAATGAAAATTATATCTTGTAGTTTGGTAATATATTTCATTTGAAAATAGTAAGGATACTTAGAGAAATTCTCATGATCAAAATAGTTGTTTATTGCAAGACGGTAAATATCGTAAACGAATTTTTCAATATGTGTATGATATTTTTTCTCACTACATCCTTTAACTAAGTATTGATTTTTATATACGGTATAGTTATCAATATAGCGACAACAATGGGATAAGAATTTTAAAAATGTATTATCTAAAATATTGTTAAATATTTGGAAGTTGATATTGTATTGTTTAAGAATCATAATAATATATAAAATATATAAAGTGCTACCAGTAGTATATTTAAATGATTATATTAGATAATATATTCGACACAGATATAGTTAGCAAAATTATAACAGAAACGTTTGCTAACGATTCTATTATAGAATGGTCTCACCGTTCAAAAGATACAGTTGAAGATACGGGGCGATTTTCTACTGATTTAACTAATAATAGATTTTTATATAAAGATCTAAGTTTGTTATTACAAAGGACATTACAAACAATTTTTAATGTTAAAAGAGTATATTTAAATGTAATGTCATATGGTTCAGAAGGAGGATATCACTTTGATTCATTGGATTCAAATGCATATACTATATTATATTTCGTAGGAGGTCCAGATGATAAAACTAATACTGATGAATACGGCGGTTATTTTTATTATAAAGAAAATGGTGAAATTAAATGCATAGAACCAATAAATAATCGTTTATTATTCTTTAAAAGTGATATAATACATAAAGCTAGTTGTTATAAAAGGATGATAACTAGACCTAGATTTTCAATTGCTTGGAAAGTTTATGTTAACAATCTGTAATAGAAAAATTAAAACTTTTATCTAGTTCTTTATCGCGAAGCCACCAATCACTTAATTCTGGTTCTGCGAAACCTAAGAATTTAAATGAAATATAGCCAGGCGATCCACAATCCCCGTTGTTAGCAATTATATACCTAATATCACTATTAAAAACTATTATATTCCCTTGATTTAAATGAATTCTCTGACCGTCTTCAAATACTATCAAGATATATTCTGAAGTGCATAATAATGCAATAGTATATCGTGTTTGTATACAATCCGCCTGTGTATATTTATCACAGAATGAACGATTAACTATCTCAACATCGACTTTACCTGAAACATCTGTGGTCTCATTGTTTTTTCCAATGCGAAGTTCAATTATTTTGATATCCAACAGATTCAAAAACCTACAAATTTTTTCTAGTAACAATTGTTTAAAGAAAAATATACAGAATTTTAATTTATGTGCATTTAAATCTTTATCATTAGATAGCCATTCACAAATATTATTATTAAGAACATTTTGTATTAGTTGTCTTTGGCGAAAATAAGCAAATGTTTCAAATAAATAGGAAAAATCTACACAATTACTATTATTAGAGCTCAATATATCGCGTTTATAATCATTATCTAGGGTTATAGTCCTTTCATCCATTATAATAAAAGTATTTATTAATTTAAGTAGTTTCAATATCTATTTTAATAATTTCAATCATCATTTTATCTATAATATTAATAGTTTGACAGTATTTATTTTTAAATATACAGATTCTATTGTTTTTTGCAGTAATAAAATCTCGTTTATCCACAACATCAGAAGTTTCCATATATTGATTTTTGAATATTATACCATTTCTCGTGTAAATGTCTTGATTAAGGAATACTATCCCATATATTGAATCACCTTCAAGCTTAAATGAATGATTTATTACGATAATTTTTGATTCGATATTGATGATGTGCGTACCAAGCAAAAATTCAAACTCAGATTTATCTTGTATAATATTATCGTTTTTATAACCCTCGATATTATAGAAATTTAGAGTATTAGTTTTTTTACTAGGTAAATGTCTATCAATTAATAGTTTATTTGGTTCAGTGAATAAAAAATTATTGAAAGTATCGGGGTGTTTATAGTAATTATCAAAAGCTACCACTTTTAATTTGTCTATCATATTTTATTATGAAGTAATAAAATATGTTTAAATTACTTACATAAAGTATTAGTACGAAAGAAGAAAGTATTTCCTAGTCTAGCATTTGAACCATCCTCACCATATGGTTGATAAATATGATGGTATCTATTAGCTTTATATAGTAAAAGTTTATTGCATTCTTCACTAAAAAACCCAGTAGTTTTCATATTGGCAACTCGTGATAGAACGTTGAAAGGAATATCCTCAATATTTTCATAGTGTTTATCCAAACTACTCATCTCATCCTTCAACCCGCTATCATCTTTTAGAGACAGACCAGAATTTCTTAATTGTTTATCATTTAAATAACAAACTGCTGCGTATGCATCATCACCGATACTATCAATATGGTTATAAGTAATTTTGTATTTAGGTATAAATAAAAAATGAGAGTTATACCGACAAATATTTGTTTTTATACATTTAAATACCGAATTAAACAAACGGTTTTGTTCATCAGTTATAATACCTTGTGTTCTAACGCCAAAACTAGTATCTATTCCGTAATCAAATCTAGTTCTTGCATATTTTCGCAGAGTATCTAAATCTTTATTTACAGAATACAAAATTAAAATTAAAAGTGTCATCCCATTAAAATTAGTTTCAAAAGAAGGTTTATTGTTTACAATTGTATGTTGTAAATTGTTCATATATAAATTATATATAACTTCTTTAATATCTTTTGTTATTAGTTAGTAGCAATAGTAAACATAGTGAAAACCATTTAAAATTTTTGCAGGTAGTTCTGTATTATGGAAACTGTTAATCAAAGTAGTAAAGAAGTGATATTAAAATCCGATAAGTATTTACAACGGTTTACAATAAATGAATATTTAAATGATGTTATATGTAAATGGTTTATATTCGAAAAAAATATATATTCTGAAGAACAATTAAACAATAATATAAAAGTAGAAGATTGTGTAAGTTTAGATAAGATAGAGAGTATATGGGATTTTTGTTCTCTTCATTTACTACTAGATTTACCAGCAATTATAAAGGATAAATATAGTATTTGTAATGATGATTATATTATAGATAGTGCAATATTATTAGAAATAGATGCTTTCGCAACAATTGATATGAAAGATTTAAATACAAAAAACTCGGATTTTATATTTTCGGTGAGTTTAGATAATAGCAATGCGAAAATTATATTTGCAGATGGTATAATTATGGATCAGACAATGGGTTTACTGACACTTCAAACAAATAAAACTCAATTAAATATACATACAATTGAACAGAATTCATATATGCTATTTGTATTTATTAGCAATAGTAGTTCATAATATTTATTTTAAAAAATAAATATTATTTGCCAGATTGATTATCTATTTTAAAAAAGTAAACTTCAAGATCTCTAGAGGTGTCTGTCGTAGAATTCTTATTTATATTGAGTAAAGGGGTATTAGTGGTTTTTTGACCAAATATGTTATATGTACAACTAGAACCCTTGTCGCCTGTGGAACCTTTGTCACTTGTGGAACCCTTGCCACCTGTGGAACCCTTGCCACCTTTGTCACCTTTCTTACCTTGAGGAGAGTAAATTGTGCCATTACCATAATATGCATTAGCTGACCCTGTGAATTTATGTTCACTATCTTTTTCTCCCTCATCATTACCCGACTTGCCCGCCGATTGTTTCTGCGTCTGCCAATAATAATCAGTAAATGCTTTCGTCGAATCCGAACCATTTTTATGCTGATTAAATTGGCCGTGGTGTTCCTCTGGATTAACTACATTAAACCCTTTTTTTCCTTTGCCACCTTTGTATCCTTTGCCACCTTGGTATCCTTTGCCACCTTGGTTTCCTTGGTTTCCTGTGCCACCTTTCTCGCCTGCCGTTATCTCAATATTTAAACTGCTGTTATTTGTACTATCAGTTAACGAACACGTATCAATCGTCTCAGTTTGTACATAATTAATTGCAATGTTTTCTGGATTATCAAAAATAAAAACTTCTTCAAATATAGTTTGGCCACCATCGCCACCATCGCCACCATCGCCACCATCGCCACCATCGCCACCATCGCCACCTGCGCCACCATCGCCACCTGCGCCACCATCGCCACCTGCGCCAGGATAAGCGTCGAAGCTTTGATCATCACCACCGCCACCCCGATTCCATGATCTGTTCCAGTGACTACCGCCACCGGCGTCTCCTGGATCTCCGGTGTCTCCTCCTCCTCCTCCTACTCCTGGATCTCCGGTGTCTCCTTGCAATCCGGGTTCTCCAGTAGCGCCCTTAGCTGATCTTAGTCGAACTTTCATACCTTTTGCCCATGAAGGTATTAATATTTCGCCAGATGATGTAGCGGTTGCATTAGATACTATAAAATTTTGATCTAAAATATTTGTACCATTATTAGAAAAAGGGAATTCAACTTCAGTCGTTTTATATGTTTGATAAACATCAGTAGTCTTACTAAAATTCGGAAAAGGGGAAAAATTTACATTGCTTTGTGTCCCTGTATTAGTTTGAAAAAAGTCGTCTAAATCAATACCTTGGTATTTAAAATTACTAGACATTTAAAATATAATATATTATATTAGGTATATAATATATATTTAAGTTATTTTTATTAGGAATACAGTATTGTTGTGCAAGGGGCGGTATATTTTTGAGATACTCTTTGGTTTCTTGTAATTTCTCTTTTTAGTTTAGCATTTTTTTCTGATATTTCTTTTCGGTCGATGTAATAACTAAATATACAAATGACAAATGCTAATAAAAAATACAAATAACTTTATATGTCACACGGACATAGAAGAGGAAGAGGCTTTAATAGATATCGTCGACACGGTTGGGGAAGACCATCTCACGGATATGGTTATGGTTGGGGATACTGGGGGTAATTCTACAGTTACATTGACTGTAGCAAATATGCCGTCGCATACTCATACGATAACTTCTTCCCAGGCCGCGCATACTCATACACAGGCCGCGCATTCGCACACTGTTACCGACCGGTTAGGATTTAACGACAAAAGATATTCTGGTGGAGGTGGTGACTATGTCGGATATGGATCACTTTCAACGGATTCCGCGACACCAATAATAAATTCCACGCAACCAACGATAACATCGACAGCTGCAAACACGGGTGGTAATAGTTCCTTTAGTATTATGCCACCATATTACACCGTAAATTATATCTTAAAATATTAACAAAGTAATTATAAAATAAGGTGAAACTCCTACTATTGATTTTACATTTTTGATGTTTTTGTGCGAACTTAAATATTCAAAGGTGTAAATACATATAGTAATGTTTATTTTATGAATGACTATGTTTTAGGATGCTTTTATTATAAAATATAATTTTACACTATCTGGTATAATATTATAAGTATTACTGGATGATCCAGACGAAGTTAAAGTGCCTGCAGGTGCGCTATGACTATGTGAATTCGCACTAATAGTTAACTTAGTATTCGATCTTGTTGATTGGTTGGCGGTATTTAAATAATCATCGGATCTTGTGTTCCCCCATCCTTTACCATAAATTTGGTCCAAATCGGTTCTTAAATTTCCATTTGTTACCATATCCACTTTTTTAGTTGCACTATAAGTTGGTGTAATACTATTTGTACTTGCTGAAATACTATGAGAATGTGAAGGAAAATTATTTATGTCTAATGTAACGTTACTTGAACCACTTATTGTACCTATATTTGAAGCAGAAGCAGTTCCTACCACGATACAAGTGTTTAAGTCAGGTATTGTGAAATTATCATCAGAGCCACCATAATCATAACCTATTAAATCAAATAAATCTGGATATGTAGTTTTACTTACAGTTTGACCATCACATAATAACCAATAATCAGGAATAGTAGCACCTGCTGGATACATAGTTATAAACCCCGTTTGACTCTTTTCTTTATGATAATCAAAATTGGTAATATCTAATGTTTTATTTGAAAGAATATTTTCAGAAGTATATGACATATATTATATGATTATACAGTTATTTTTATGATATAATATAATTTTGTATGTGTTATTCCTAAACTAACCGATTCACTTGAACTTGAACCGACGGTTGATGCAGTATGATAAATAGTATGTGTATGACTACCTCCAGTCACTGGTATATCGAGGTTCCCTGTGCTGGAGCTCCAATGGGTTGTCTCGGGTCCTCCCCCGGACATACTATTAGCTCCTGCTACATTCGTGCTATAAATTCTACCGGTAACACTTACAGTAACACTATTCGTAGTAGTGGATGAAAAGGTATGTGTATGACTAGGTATGTTATCTACAACCATTGTATTAGAACCTGAACTATAATTACTACTATCAACAGAAGAACTAGTAGCCTGAACATATTTGTCTACTAAATCTGGTATATTGAAATTGCTACTATTTCCACCATATTTATTAGTTATAACAGTATATAAATCGCTATAAGTCGATGCAGATAATGTTGTTCCGTCACATATATGCCAGTTTGATGGAATATTACTAGATAATCCTCCGAATAATACAATAGTTCCGACTGGTATAATAGATTTAATTTCGATTGGGGTAGAATTATATTTAAAATTAGATATAGTCTTGCTCATGATTTTATATAATAAGCCATTAAAATATTTGTCGGTTTGAGCGCAAAACTACTTGTAGAACCCACTGCGGTAGAAGTTCTACTGCTTATGCTATGACTATGTGATGAATTTGCATTAACTGCAACATACATATCATAGTCGTCCCCGGTGTGTTTATAGTGATTTACACCACCATTGCCAGTAACAATACTCGTGGCACCATACTGCATTGTTAATGTTACATTACTTGCTCCTGAGCCCGAAGTTGCATCATTAATTGAATGAGTATGTGACTTATAATTTGAAAGTGTTGCAGTAGTAGCAACATTTGAACTAACATTTAGTTGCTCATCTGCATTACACCCTTTAACGGCATAGTTGGATAAATCAGGAATATTAAAATCATTTGTTGTGCTTCCATATGTATCTCCTATTACTGCATATAAATTACTATAGTCGGTTTTTGATATACTTATACCATTACATAGTAACCATTCAGAGTAATTACTATTAGTTGATACTATAGCAGGTATTACTATTATAGAACCAATAGGAAAATCAGTATTATCATTAAATAAATCAACGGATCCTTGCGAAAAAAATGAAAATATTGATGACATGTTATTATATGATTAACATATATATTATTATACAAATCTTACTAATCCGTATTTTGATATATCCATCCTGTTACTATATATTTATCACTGCTTATTGGAACTAAACCAGCGTGGGGGTACGACCAAGTTGAAGGAAACAATAATAATCTACCTGCAACTGGTTTAATCTTAAAATTACTTACAAAATTAGTTTCTCCACCTTCACTTATATCATTTAAATACCATATATAGGTAATTATACGGGTATGAATCCCAGCACTATCTCTATATACGTGCGGATCAACATGGTTTATATAGTAGCCTGTATTCTTTTTATATTTTTGGATTTGATAGCCTGTATCAATAATGTTGTTTGCATCTACATTAGGAGTATTAACTTTTTCTTTTATTTTTAACATATATTTGTTTAAATAAATTCGCAATCCATTGTATAATAATGCATCTATCTTAGCAAATTCTTCGTTTTCAGAAGATAAATCTGTTATATTTATCTCTTTTGTTTTTTTAGCTTTAAAATGAATATCTTTTTCAGCACCCATCGTTTTCCCTATGTGTTGTTTGTTAGAATGTTTATTAAATAATTTTATTATGGTTTTACATTCTTCTGGAAGTAAAACATTATCAAAAATTTGAACATATACATCTGTTTGATTATTTATATCATATATAGGTTCAGTTAGTAATTTTTGTTCTTTTAATAATAATTCGAATGTATCTGTCGCATCATTATCATCGTCACTATCGTAATTGTTACAAGTATCTTTAAAAATATTAAATATATTAAACATATAATTCAAATACCTAAATAAATCTTTAAGTTGTTCTACAATAAAATTATGAATTAGTAGCAGCGTGTTTTCTGGCACAACCTCTTTTATGAGCAGCTAAACTCTGTTTGGTATTTGCGGTATAGTTATTACAAATATCACACATAAATCCTCTTGATTTAATGAGTGCATACTTTGGCTCCAAGTATTGTTCAAGAGTAGGGAATTTAAGTTCATCAATAAGTCCAATAAGTTTTCGTTGGGATTCTTTGATAAATTGCACCATATGTTCTTTTTTATCAAAAAAGTGTTTAAATTCTTCATTAATGTTGTCCAATACTTGAGTGGAAATGCTATTGTTCTCATTGATGTTTAAATCTTGAATTCTAATACTAAGATGGTCAATAATATCAACAGCAGTTTTAATAGTATCGGGGTTGTAGTTACATCTATGAATATAAACGAGAACATTACCTCGATGAATATCGATTTGAAAATGATCTTTAAATGAAATTCCTGAATATTGAGAAATAAACACACCACACATGTTTTGGTTATCAATATCTCGGTGAAATTTTTCTATTTCGTCCTTATTGACATTTTGTTCGTATTCTTTGTTTTCAAATAAAATAGGAAGTTTTTCCAGTCTAAATAACATAAAATCGCCGGAGGCTTTTGTCCCGGCTGTATTTTTAACGTCTGAAGAAGGATATAAAGATGTTAATATATCAAATAATTGTTTTTCTCCTATTTTGCCTCGATTGTTGGAAACTTTGTATTTTCCCAGAAATTCAGATAATTCGTTAAACATTTTTCCCTGGGAAGTGGTACTTTCTGTCGTATGTTCTCGAATTACACTTAGATGCTGTGACAATCTCTCTTCTGTAGAAGAAATAGTGGAATATAATGGTTGTTGAATATTTTGCAATAAATTACTATATTTTGATTCAAAACTTGACAAAACTGTTTGTAAAGAACCTTTTTCACCACTTTTTTCAAGTGTTTTCCTCATTTCTTCGTTAAATTTTGAGAAAAAGTTCTCAAACATCCTCTGTAAGACTTCCTTGTCATCTGTTTTACTCTTTGGTATAATCTCATTCAACAGTACATTGGTTTTTGTTAACAGAGATTCTGTGTTTTTATCTAAGAGAACTTCCATTTTATCTTTAGATTGTAGATTTTGTGTTTCAAGTAAAGTCTTTGTTTCATTCACATAGTCCTTTTTAAGCTTGACAAATTCGACCATTGCATTTTGCATAAAATCAACTTGCATCTTTTCTATATTTTCATTCATATGTTCTACATTTTTATTCATTTTTTCTATTTTGTCTCTATTTTCATTTAAAAATGATAAAATTTGTGTGTTTATATTCCCGGAAATTTGAGAACTCATCTTATTAAAAATGTTCTCGATTAGATTAATAAACAACAAATTAGCATCTTCTATATTAATTCCGGGATTTTCTTTATAAAAATTAATAATTTTCTGATTTTTAATAATTAGTGAATTATTTTGCAAGTTTTCCATATATTTATAATAAAGTTCTCTTTTTATATCGTTTTTAAGTTTTTGACGGTTTTGTTTAGATTTTTGGTATATCTTATTACATTCATACTAAGTTTTTATTTAGAAAAACCAAGAAAAAATACAAAAATACAAAAACTTAAAAAACCTAATTATATTAGCATAATAGTAACAAATTTTAATATCAAAAAAATATTTGTTACTGAAACAAAATAAAATAAAAATAAGATTTTCAGTTTTTAGTTAAGATAATTAAAAACTTACTCACTTTTTAGTTAAGAATTCCAAAAACTTAAGTAAAAAGGTTAAGATCTTAAATTTCTTGGCAAAAAATCTTATCTTTAGGAATAATATACAAATCCT